TCCAGCAGATTCGTACCGTAGTGCTTGCCCCCGAGTGGGTCTATGCTAACTGGAAGCTTTATCTCATTCATTCCGACGAGTTTGTTATAGTCTCTCAATGCGCCATCCCTTTAAAGCCCTTAGCCGAGGCAATCATTCGTCCCAGCCTGCCGCTGTGATGTCCCTGAAGGTCCGACTCAGGAATCTTCTGGCCTTCTGGAACTCCCAATGCACGATGGAGCGCGCCTTTATGTACGTTAAATGAGCCCTTGTGCCCCAAATCGACATGTTCGATCTTCGTATCCTTTGGCTTATACAGCTTTCCGGCCATAGAGTTTCCCCTTCGGCTTGTATTCTTCCTTGCCCTCTTCGCCCTTGCGCTTCTCAGACAGCATGATTGCTACTGCTTGTTTCTGCGACTTGACAGGAGGGCCGGAACCGCCCGAATAGAGCTTTCCGGCCTTCCACTTATGCATTACTTCATTCCAAGGCATTAGGTGAAAATCTTCTCGTAAATCAGATTGATTTGAAGCGTTTGTGTTCCAGTGGCGAAGTTGGCCGTCGCGTTGGTGATGTAAATCGGCTTGCCCAGCAGCGACGAACCCGCCGTAGCCGAAGTCACCCCATTCCCAATGCTGATTGCCTCAACCGTGGTTTGCCCCGCAACCAGAGCCGATGCGATTGTTCCTGACATCGCATTGGTGGCAGCAGTCGTCCCATAACCGATCGTGATAGCGCTGCCACCCGTGTATGCCGTTCCTGAAGAAGTAGTCAGTGTGGCATTGAGAACCAGGTAATAGGACAGCGCATCCGGTGCGGGAAGCAATTCCACAGGCGTGCCATTCAGCGTCAGCAACTGTGCGCTGGTCAGCGTCTTGGTCATCGTCGCCAATTGCCCGCTGCCGCGATTGTCCTGAATCGTCACCCCAGCCGGCACCGTAGCCGCATCAAGCATGGCCTGCGTTCCACCCAGCTTGACCCAGCCCGCATCTACAATGACTTCGCCACCGCCGAACCCGGAAGCAGCATTGAGCGCTTCCTGAAGACCGCAGGTTCCAGAGCGGATCGAGTCGCCGTTACCGTGAACATAAGTGAACGTCGCTGTAACGGTTGCTGTGCCGTAAATCAATGGCGTCGAAGCCGAAACTGCGCTTGGCGTCACCGTCTCTGTGTTCGAATTTCCGCCTACCGTGATAGGGGCATTCGTATTCAGAGGAGTGACCTGCGTCCCGTCTGCGGTTGAGAACGTGCCGTAGACGAGGGTGAGGGTGCCTGAGCCGGTGACGGCTGGCCCGTTGATCACCTGCAACGCCGGTACCTGCGGATTGATTCCGTAGGCGAAGGCCGATGCGTTATACATCCCTGCAAACCTGCTAAGTGCCATGATGATGCTCCTTTACCAATGAATTGTGAATGACACCATTCCTAGGCCGCGCTGCTTTTCTCTACCAGCCTTGGCCCTTCGGCTGGAGCTTCAAATGCCAGAAAATCAGAGCAATAATGCTTGCATCTTACCCCATAATCATTCCAAAGCGTAAAACCGCTTCGCTTCGCTCTTACCGAGAACGCCCAGTCATCGTGGTAAACCAGCCCCTTCTCGATCATCGGCAGGAACAAGCCGTAATGCGTTTCCTCCGTGAGAGGACCGAAATACGCCAACTCCGGATAGTCCCGAATCATCTTCTCAATAACCCGTTTGGCAATCAGCATCGTATGCCCAGCCGCGAACTTCGTCTCATAAACTCCCCCTTCGCGGACATGGCGGTACATCTCATCCACGTCAGTCTCGTAATTGGCCAGACATGGACTCAGGGAACCCTTGCGGTACGTTCCTGAAACCACATCCTTATCGTGGCTGGTCAGGCGAATCAGGATGTCGGGGGGATAGAGCATGTCGTCGGCGGCAAGGAACATGTGAGTCGCTTCCTTGTCCTTCATGAATTCCGAGACGGATGGGCCAGCGTTATGCCATCCGGGTACGCCACGCCGGATCTTGCGGTAATTGATGCCAATCCCAGCGGCTACCGTGGTAACCAGGACGGCATTAAGCGAGTCCATCGACTCATCATAGGGTTGATTACGGGGATTCAGCGCCACGAATACTTTCAGTGCCCTGGGACCGGGAACAGCTACATCGCATTCTTCCTGATTGGCCATTCCTTACATCCCGCCGTAAGCCGGTTCCTGCTCCGGCTCGCCTTCCTGCGCCATCTGCTCACCGCCGCCCTGCCCATCCATGAACTGACCCATATGCTGACCGGCTTCCATGCCGCTTCCATGCGAATGGGGGCCGTCGTGCTGGCCGTCCTCGTGAATGCCGTGGCTATGCACTTCCATGCCGTCATGGTGCGCGATGTGGTGCTTGTCGCCTCCGGTCATGTGGTGGCCAAGGTGCGCCAGCATGTGCATATGATCTGGATGCTCCGTCTCGGTCCCGTCATGCAGTTTGCTGACCAGATGGCCGTCAGGATGCCGCTCGACGGTATGCGTCTGGATCTGGGAATCGCCTTCGCCTTCTACGCCGGCAGGTTCGTCCTTCTTGCCTTCCTTGGGTGCTGCCTCTTTGGGTGCAGGTTTGGATTCGTATTTGCTGCCCATCTTGCCGAAGCCCTTCAGGCCTCTTGCTTCATCAGCCATTGGCGTTCTCCTTCGCAATCTCTGAATTAGGTACTTTCTTCTCCGCGCTCCAGTAAGGTGCGTTCATCGCTTCCGCCGCCTTACGAGCCGCTGCACCGCTCAGAATCGGTCTGCCGGGTGCTTCCTTGATCCTGTTTTGCTGGACCGGCATAGGCTTACCTACGATAAGGTCGCCTACCTGCGATGTCAGGAAGTCAATGGAGCGATCTGTCATCTTCAGATTCGCCTCAAGTTCGCGCTTCTCGCAATAGAGGTCGTAGATGAACAGCGCCTCAATGAACAGGCCGACAAACAGAGCTATGTAGCCCATAACGCCCCTTTATCAACTTGATATAACTACCGTGCCCAGGTGGTTCTACGGCCCTTCTTACGGCGCTTGTTGTCCACTTCCAATTTCTTCATCTGGATAGCTATCTCTGTCATTATCCGCCCATCCGCTTCCATTTCGCTACGCTTTTCTGCGGCCACCACGGGAAACGGCGTCTTCTTCGGGTTCAGCATCGACTTCGCCCCATACCGCAGCGAATCGAGCACATCATCTGATTTAGTCGCCACTTTGGCTATGTCCTCATGCTTGCCGGGATGCTTATCGTCCCTGATCGCCATCGGAACCGCATCAATCACGTCCTGACAATTCCCTGAAATGAACAGCAATGGCGTCTTAGCCGAATAGCTGCCTATCTCCAGATCGTCGTCGCTTGGTGCTGTGGGGTTCATCTTCCCCTCCAGCACGTCTGCCGTCTTCTTCATCATCGCGTAGAGAAACCGCCAACCACCAATCCTGCCGTTATCCGCCTGCTCCGGAACCGGTAAGGTCCACATCAGTTCCCGGTTGCCATCCTTGATAGGCTGTTTACGCAAGCACTCCTCGGTAATGGTGTCTGCGGTAGAATGGCCGTGTGAGTCCTTCTCCCAAGCATCCACTGACAGAAAATACCGAGCCAGAGTTCTGGCTTCCTGTGGATCCATCGTTTGCCGAATACTTCTCACTAGCTGCCCTTGTTCAACTTCAGTCTGAGTTAGATTCCGATAGACCACCACAACCGTCACAGTCTCTGAAATCTGGACGCCGAATACTTCGTTAAACAGCTTTGGACTGACCTTCCCGCTAGCCCACCACAGCACACATGCATGATGCACAAAGCCGTCATCATGGCTTAACCAGCGGTTCCACCAGGGTTGGATGATTCGTTGCTCCTGGAATCCTGAGAGGATAAGCCTTGATTCGTCCCATACGCCCGCAAAATACTGCCCCGCAAAGCTCTCGAAACTGCCGAGCAGATGTCCTGCTCTAAGCGTTGGAGGCATGGTGTCAAGTTTTCTTCCTTCAGAGGTGCGGTTAATAAAAAGGTGGAATCGGCAACAGTCGAATCCCGGCGACCTTCCCGTATCACTCGCACACATATCCGGTAATCCATATAGCTCCTTTGCTTTCATCCCCAACGGCTCAAACCACACATAGTTGTCCCAGCCAAACAGATGCACAAACTGGAAGTCGTTCGGTCTCTCATTGGCATGGAACTTCTTCTGCCAGAACACCCTCCGCAAGAACTCAGTCCCTATACCGCCAGGATTGAAGAACAACCCAGTCTTACAATCGTTTATCGGCGCATTCGGCCATCTGTTAGATGACTTGATGATGGTCAGTTCCCGCTCCGTAAATTGTTCGGCTTGATCGACAAAAATGTCATAATACTCCGGCCCCCAGAACGACTGATCTACAGCCTGCTGGTTCTCCGCATATCTAAAGCAAATCCGTGACTTGTTCGGCAGAATGATTTCGTTATCCGTTGCCCGCCAGTAGTTCCGCAACTCCGGGAACTCAGTGAAATATTTCTCGATGTGGTTCTCTTTAACGTCCTTATAGATGCGCCTGACAATTGCTCCCGCCGTGCCAGGTCTCTGCTGCCGTCTATCCAGCATGATCCGTCTCAGCCCACCAGACTTGCCGCCCGCTCTGGCTCCGCCTGCACCAATCCACGTAGCTGCATCAGGGCCAGTCTTGTACATCAACTGGCCTACTTCTAGCTGCTTCGGCTGGAGGATCAGTTCTACTTGCTTGGTGGGCATAGGAACCAGAAGCACAGCATCGAATCTTCTACGTGGGTAATGTCCTTTGTTTCAGCCAGTTCATTCAGGTAGGGCTTCACGTCCGGAGCACCTGAATAACCGTAGTCATGCCATGCAATGACCCTGGGATTGCACTTGAAGGCGAACTCCGTATCCCGCTCCAGCCATTCACGCGAGTGATCGCCGTCGATGAAAACCATGTCCACATCATCAGGCGGCAAATCTTCCGTTGAAGCTATGAAGGAACGAATGCGCCCAGCCCATCCTTTGCGGACACCATCGAAGACTCTCGGCTTCTTCACCAGGTCCATCGTCCAGATCATCTCCGCATCAGTATTCATCGCCAGGTGCATTGCCGTGTAGCCCAGCGATGTACCTACCTCCAGAATCGCCTGAGCCTTTACAATCCTTGCTGCCGCTATCAGCAACTGCGTCTCCAACGCAAACACGGTCAGAGACTCGGTTCCAGGAATGGTCGGAATCACCATCTCCACACGGTTGTTATCTCCCAAATGCTGGAACAGTTGCCAGGGTCGTATCGTACTTAACAATTCAGCATCCTCCATTCTTGCGCCTGCAAGCAAAGCTGTTAGGGAATCCATGACGGCATGGACTGCGCGGAGACCAGCCTAACTGATCTTCATCGAGTGAGTTCCTGCGTCCTCCTGTGCCTTGATCCAGTCCTTCATTCGCTGGCTGCGTGGATCTTTCGTCAGATCCTCCCCTTCCAGCCAGTTTGTCCCGCACAGGTTGCACCTTACGTAGTCGCTTCGCTGCACTCTTGGCCTTTGGCAGAACGGACACGGCGGCATCGTTCCCGGTTCGTTCAAGCGCTCCTCTTTGGTCATGCACATCCACTTCTCTAGCTCCACTGTTCCACCTCCGGCTACCGCATGAAGGACAACGAAGCGGAGTTCGATCTGGCGTGTACATCCACAGCCAGCCACACCGTTCGATCTCACATTTCCATGCCCTGCACTGCACTATAGCCATGGAGGAATTCTATCCAGTTGTGTGGAGGAAATCTATCCATATTTGGGTGATCTGCCTGCTGGTGCCGTCTGCTATGCGTAGGAACAGTGCGCGTGCACTCCGAGCATGATTTCTCGGGTCTGCTCAGCCTCTCCCGTAGCTGAGTCGTTCCGATGAGCAGAAGTGTGGGTAATTCACCCACAACACAATATTGATTCAACTGTATTTAGCTTGATTTACGTTCAACTCAACGTGCAACTAAGCCGTTGCAACCATTGATCCTGACGTTGGCGCAGTCACGAAATGCCCTCTCACCCAGCCGCCCTGCAGATTGATAACTGAACTCGATCCAGCCGGCACAACACAGCCCAGAATTGCCTGATAATCTGCGTCTGTATCAACCCAGCTTCCTTCTAGAGGACAGTCCTGATTCGTTGTATTCACAAAGGTTACGCGTGGATTGCCATTAGGAACCGGTCCTACTGCAAACTGCAATGTCTTCGTGACGTTAGCGTCTGTTGCGGCTGAATTGACAAGCAGAATCGATCCGCCTGGATACAACGCATTCACCTGTTGCGTAGCTGCTGAGCTGATGTAGGCAGGCATTATTCCCCCTTGTCCAGAATAGACTTAGCTACATATTCGACGGCAACTTGGCCAGACAATTCATGCTGTGTTCTGTCGCGCCATTGCTGTGAGTTTCTGTTTTTCAGCCAGAAGATCATTGCTGTTGTATCGCCAGATAATGCTTTCTCATAAAGAGTTTTAACTACTCGATTATCAGCGATTTCCTTGTGTTCTTTTAAGGCACTACGGAATTCTGGATACTTCCCTTGCCAACGCCACAGAGTAACAACGCTAACTCCAAATGCATCAGCTATTTCCATATCAGTCATACCGGCAGACGAATACTCTGCTACTTCATTGCAATATTCCGGCTTGTATTTCGTATGTCTTCCAGCTGGCATTTGAGATGAATCTTATCCGATTTCCACAAAATACTCTACGATTTCCCTTGCAATGCTTATCCGGTTAATCTATAGTGGTGACATTGGAGGTTGGATATGGAAAACGAAGTCAATTGCGAATGTGGTCAGGAGTGGGGAGTTCATTCCTCTTGGTGCCCAATGGTTGCTTACGTCATTCGTGACACCGCGCTTCCTGAATACACAGTCCATCACGAAGTAACCCGCCTGCACGATGAAGAAGGCATGGATTGGACCGATGCCCTCATCGCCTGCAATATCGACTGATTTGTTAACCAGTAGTTGGTTGTGTAAGGGAGATAAAGACATGGCATACGTCTCAATCAAGATCGGTCGCTGGGATAAGCCATTCGTATGCACAGCGTTAGTATCCGCATGAACTGTCCTCACTGCAATAAACCCATCGATATGCGCAAACTACTCAATACGCAAGCAGCTAAACAACCAAGACCACGCGCTAAAGGCTTGGTCCGCAACCCAAAAGGATTGAATGGTAAAGGAGAATTGAAATGACCGAATCCCTAATAGTTTCCGAGTATCACAAAGCCTTCGGTAATCTCCCCCTAAGGCACATCAGAGGACCGCAATTCCGCAAGCAGCGTCAAGCCTTTCTCTCTGCCGTCAATGGCTCCAAGGTCAAGGCAAAGGACGCTGGAATGGCTTGCGTTGAGGCTGTTCTCTACTTCAATCTTCCTTGCGGTTTCGGTACTGAGTGCTACGCCGTGGTCGAGCGGAACCTTGAGAGGATTCTGGGATGACCGCCAAAAAGGCAAACCGTTGCTGCGAAGTATGCAGCCATCTTTGGCATAGCAAATACGGGCCTGATTGGATTCTGCTCTGCCCTAAATGCAGAGTGAGCGGGTATCACGAATACATATTGGTGAAAGCATTCTTTGAGGCGGCTGGTGTCGAAACAGACGATTTACATCGCAGGATGTTGGCGAAGTTGATTGAAGAGCGCGACAAAGGATGCGACACTCCAGCACTCCACGAGGCCATACGCCAATTTACTGAAGTAATAGGGTTAACAGAAGAAACTCAGCCCTTGAAATACCCCGGCCAGTAATACCCCGCTATCCGCTCTATGTGATCACCTTCGTATGGCCCTATTTCCTGATAGCAATTGCAATGAGGCAGATACGTGAATTGATTGTGCGGATACAGGAAAATACCGAGGACAGCCAGGATCACATGACACATATAACTGCCCTCGGTTCTACAAAATCGGTTTATGGTCTTCCCAATACTTAGGCTTCGTCAATTCTGCCCACAACCAACGCAAAAGCGCATTCTCCGTAGCGATATAGAGATAGCGCTTATATCGCGCAGCCTTCATTTGGCGAAGTCCAGATCAGGATTTTACTACTTAGTTACTAGCTCAACTGATTGATGTTCATCGAGAACGTTACCGGTACACTCGCAGGCGTAATCGTCACACTAATACTTGCCGTCACTGGGGTGGCCGTAGATTGCGTTGTAGACGTTGCTGACGCGCTCGCCGTGAGTGTGAAGGTAGTCGAGGTATCCGATGCTGGTACCGTCACGTCTACGGTAGCCCCTGTTGCGTCTGACGCATCATTGGCAATCGTTACGGTTGCGTCTGAGCTGGTCCATGCCCAGCCTGATGTGGTCACCGTGGAGTTGTCGCTTGCCGTCACAACCCCCTGAAATACTCCTGTCGCTCCTGCTGTTATAGCTGCCATGCGGTTCCATCCTTTGTACTTGTAATAGGGCAGAGGCCTGAACTGAAAGATTTCGAGCTTGAAATGTACTCGCGGCTTCAGAATATCGCGAATCTCTTCTGTTACTTTGAGAATCTCGCGAAGAATGTCTTTCTCGGAATGCCAGTGGAAAATCTGCATTGCTCTACCTCAGTAGGATGCGAATGAAGAGAAACTCAATAGCGCCAAACACCAATACCGCCCCAAGAATGGCACACAGCACCGTGATTGCCAGTACCCGTATCCACCAGCTTCCCCTCAGAAGCGCTTCAATCGCTTCCGTAGACTTAGCCATGCGATCCATAGAGTGAGTTTCATCGGGCATGCTCATGCTCTTTGATGGG